CCAAGAAGGGCGATGCTACTTGGCATAACTTCACTGTTGACTTTAAAGAATATCCAAAAGGATTCACAGTTAACAAGGATAACTGGGCCAAGGCAGTAACTGATGCAATTCGAAACGGCAATGACCCAGCAATATTTGTTGTGCTTGGTGAGGGCAATCAGAAAGTAAGGCTTGCAATCGTTGAGCTAGAGCTTCTAGAGCAGCTTATAGATGATGTATAATAGTAGCATGACACAGCATATTAAAAATCTATTTGATGCAGAAGAGGTTGCCCTCATAGAGCAGATCGTCAATGACGAAAAGTCAAGACGTAAGGTATATGTTTGGGATGAGTTTAGCGGTCAGCAATTTCCGCAGGGAATAATGGATGATTCTGACTACATGGTGCAAAATGTTAGTCTTGGCAAAATTATGTTTAACCTAAGCCTACCAGATTTGATTAAGTCTAAGTTAGTAGATGTTGCTAAGGCTGGTGGTTTCGATGTTAACTACTTTTGTGCTACATATACAGAGTACTCAGCTGACTATGGAAATCCAGTACTCACACCACATAAAGATATGCAAAATTTCTGTCTTATAGACTATCAGCTAGATGCCAACACTTCCTGGCCACTATTTGTTGAGGATGATACGTTTGATCTAGATGTAAATGACGGACTAATGTTTCTCCCATCAAAGATGATGCACGGTAGACCAGATAAGGCATTTACTGATGGGGAATACGTCAAGATGATTTTCTTTGATATGAAGTTGGTGAATGAATGATTTCATTAGATAATTTTATTATAGATAATATATTTACTGATGAAGAAATCTCAGTAATTTATGATCACGTTAATAATACTCCAGAAGAAAAGAGATATCTTCAGGACTGCTTTGGTCATACTGCCTATTTCTCCTGGCTTCCAGAAAGTATCATTAAAAAGATTGAGAAGGTAGTCGCTGAAAACTTTGACATGCCACTAATCCTTAGAGAGCTTTCTTTTGCTAGATATGATACGGCAGATGGTAAAAAGCCAGCACTCTACCCACACTTTGACGAGACATTCCAGGAACAAAGAGTAACTGTTGATATTCAGGTTAAGTCAACTATGCCATGGGCAATCGTTGTTGAGGATAAGCCATATGTTCTTCAGGATAATCAAGCTTTAGTCTTTGGTGGAACACATCAGATACATTGGAGAGAGAAGGTGGCTTTTTCAGATACGGACCACGTAGATATGATCTTCTGCCATTTTTCAGAGCCGTTAGATGTTGCAGCTCCACATTCCGCAGAGCACTTAGAAAAAATGTTGCTCAAGCAGCAAAAATATAAAGATGCATATTACGCAAACTAAGTTTTTATGGTAAAATTGTATAAATGAGAGGTACAAAATGAATAATACAAATGTAGCACCAATGCACAAATGGCTAACAGACTTTGACAAATATAATAAGCCTTTGCCAATTTACATCGAAAACCCATTCAATGAGCAGCAAGTTGAGCTGTTGCGTGGCGTAATCGAAAATAATCGTAGCCTAATGAATAACGCTCAGTATGATCGACTTCAAGGCAACCAAGAACAGTACTATGGTGAGACAAGATTCCATCCAAAGAAGATTGTCCACATGTCAAGACTGCTGATTGAGTTTGTCTGTCCTCCAGAGATTGAGGCGGTAATGGATTCATATGCAAAACCTTTGCACCAGGATCCAATCAGATTAACTCATTATAACTACATTGACTACAACATGGCATATGGTGATGGCAAGCATGCTCCATCGCTACCACCACATCTAGATGCAGATGAAAACCTAGTAACATTTAACTACTGCCTTGACCAGAATATCGAAGACTGGACTCTTTGGGTAGATGATAAAGAGTATAACCTAAAGAAGGGTGATGCTATTATCTTTAGTGCTGTTAATCAGGTTCACTGGAGACCAAAGCGTAAGTGGAAAGAGGGAGAGTTCTGCGAAATTGTAAGCTTTGACTACTGCCCAGTTACCAACTATCGATGGACTGGACAGACTAATCCAATTGACCCAATGGAAAGATTCCAAGAGCGACAGGCATATCAGGATGAGGTTGCAAAGCATCCTAAGATGATTGCTGCATGGGACATCTATAATGCTATGGGTCTAGAGGCTGGCATTCCAAACCAAGATATTGCAGGTTTCGCTGATGCAGAATGAAACAACTCTAGATATGATTAACGGTCTTGCAGATATCGCAGATTATATGCAGGACGAGGAACTGACGACAGCATTAACTTTTATTGCTAAGCTTATTGTTAAGCCAGATATTCCTCTACAAGTTGCAACAATTGAGATCGTACGCCTACAGGCAATTGCTGCTAAAATGTCTTTTAAGGCAACCTGGATGGCTAACGTAGATAAGGGAGATAGAGCGAAGAAGAACTTGTACTTTACCGCTGCAGAATCAATCAATAACTTGGTTGCTGCACTAAAGTACATTACTCGCTAAGTGGTATTATGGCTAAAAATTTATTGAGTCAGGTAATGTTGAAAAAGGTTGAAGAAAAGCCTAACATGTTTATTAAGCCTGAAGAACTGATTGCAAAAATTCATCATGGATATACTGTAACTCGTGTAGCAAAGTTTCAGAAAAAGAAAACTTTTGCACCAAGCACGATTGCGTATTCACATGGTGAGTGTCCTAGATACTGGTACCTAGCGTTTGATGGTGCCATGTTTGAGGATAACGCTGACGCATATGGTGTAGCTAATATGACATCTGGAACTTTGTCTCACGATAGAATCCAGGCTGCCATGCTTAACTCTGGGTTAGCAAAAGAGTTTGTTGATGATAACGGCAACAAGACTACTGAGTTTAAAATCGTTAGCCAGGATCCACCAATTTTTGGATATGGCGATGCAATGTTGGAATGGGCTGGGGAAGACATTGTTGGAGAAATTAAAACCATGCCAAGCGAAGGATTTGAATACAGAAAGGCACATGGTAAGCCAAAGACTGGCCACCTAGTTCAGCTGCTTATTTATATGAAGATTCTTGGCAAATCAAAGGGTGTTCTTATATATGAGAATAAGAATAACCATGACTTGCTGGTGCTGCCTATTGAGGTAAAGCCAGGAAGCTATCTAGTATCGTGGGTAAACCAAGCTTTTGATTGGATGAGAGTGGTTCGAAAGGCATGGGTTGATAGAACTCTGCCAGAAAAGAACTACCGTTCAAATTCAAAAATTTGTAAGACGTGTCCTATTCAGGCTGCGTGTGCAGAGGCTGGCAAGGGAGAGATCAAAATTAAATCTCTGGAGCCAATAGATGAAGCACTGTCAATGGTGTGATACCAACTTTATACCAAAAACTTCTTATCAGATATATTGTTCATCACTATGTCGTGAGCAAGCAACTAAAGAAAAAATAGCACAGCGTTATGAGAAGACACGTAGGGAGAGGCGAAAAAACAAAGATCGTCGCTGCAAAATATGTGATAATCTTCTGTCAATATATAACGATGAAAAAACATGCGAGTCATGTCTGATTGATCCAAAACAGATCAATCGTGTACTTAGACAAATTAAGGGGATAGCAAATGGTAAAACTGAACTCAATAGTGGGGAAGCCAGCAAAGATCCTAGCAATTGATGCAAGTACAAACAGTCTTGCATTTGCTTTTTTTGATTCAAAGTCGCTAGTATCTTTTGGTAAGATTAAGTATAGCGGTATAACGACATACGACAAGGTCATAGATGCATGTAAGAAAACAAAAGCTTTCTTGGACATCTATGGCCCTGTCGATGCCATTGTGATTGAGCACACAGTATTTATGAATAGCCCTAAGACTGCAGCAGATCTTGCCCTTGTCCAGGGTGGACTACTAGGGGCAGCAGGCCTTTCTGGGGTAACGCAGATCAAGTCTGTAGCCCCAATTACTTGGCAAAACTACATTGGCAATAAGAAACTAACCAAAGAGGAAAAGCTTGCTATTCGTAACCAAAATCCTGGCAAGTCTGAGTCATGGCTTAAAACATATGAAAGAAATCTCAGAAAAGAAAAAACTATTAATTATATTAATATTCAATATGATAGGATGGTCAGCGATAATGACGTTGCTGATGCTATTGGTATTGGGCATTATGCTATAAATAACTGGGAGAGGTTGACAAGCTGATGGCAAAGCTGTATACTAGTGAGGCATGGCTTCGTAAAAGGTTCGTTATGGACAAGAAGTCACCAGAAGACATAGCAAAGGAATGTGGAGTTAGTTTAGAAACTATCTACGTATATCTTGCAAAATTTGGACTAAGAAAGAGCAGACGATGAGCGATAAGCTAAAAATTACGGTTGACCAGGTCAATCATCCAACACACTATACCAGCCACCCAAGCGGTATTGAAGCACTCCAGATTACTAGACATATGAACTTTAACCTAGGTAATGCAATGAAGTATATTTGGAGAGCTGGGATTAAGAGCGAAGAGAAGCACATCGAAGACCTTGAGAAGGCTATCTTTTATATTCAGGACGAAATCAAGCGTATTAAGGGTGAGTTCTAGTTGGGTCGTAAGAAGAATGCTGCACCAGTAGCTCCTAGTAAATTTACTAGAGAGCATTCAATGCTAGTTAATGGCTTTGAGGTGGTTCGTGGTGATATAATTAAAGTTAGTGGAGAATACGGACTAAAGTTCAAATTCGATGCTGTAGTGACCAACACAGAGACAGGATCTGTTTGGGTTGACTGCTTTGAAATCTTTAGGGGTCAAAGCCATAGCTACAGGTCATTTGCTTTAGATAAGGTTAAGAGGATTCCACAGAAGGGCAAGAGGGCAAAGAAGAATGTCTCAGCAGATTGAGTATCTAGACTATCCAACAAGGGTCTGGATTATTGACGACTTTTTTAGTACAGACCTTGCTACACAGCTTTCTGACGAGTTTTATAGCTATGATGATGAGAGATGGCTAACAAGAAACAACTCAGAGTTTGAAGAAAAGCTTCTTTCTACACATTGGGACTGGTATCCTAAATCTTTTTATAAGACATTTTTTGATTTGACATCTGCTGAGTTTACAAAGGTTCTTGAAGAGCTGACTGGTATTGATGGGCTTATTGCAGACTATGGCTTACATGCTGGTGGAATGCACCTACACGCAAGCAATGGCAGACTTAACCTGCACCAGGATGCAAAGGTGCATCCAAAACTTGATCTAGTAAGAAAGCTAAACCTAATTGTTTATTTAAACAAAAACTGGGAAGATGAATGGGGTGGAGAGCTAGAGTTCTGGAGTGATAAGGACGGAGAGCCTAATGAGCTAGAGTTCTATGTCGAACCAAAGTTTAATCGTGCAGTCCTATTTGAAACAGATAGAGATTTTTGGCATGGTCTTCCAGAGATGATTGCTGCACCTAATGGTGAAAACAGACAAAGCATTGCTATCTTTTATTACATTAAGTCTTATGATGCTCTTGATATGCCAACAAGATCGAAGTTTGCATTAACTGATGAGCAAAAGATGAACCCAGAACTTGTGGCTAAGAACGAAGAAAGAATGAGAACGGCTTTTAAATATGGAAGATAAGTTAGTAGAGCACCTTGATAATGTGAACAAGGTTGTAGAGAAATACCTTGCTGGTAGTGACCCAACACAGATTTCAAAAGAGCTGTCTATGTCAAGACAGACTGTGGTTGGATACATTAGCGAATGGAGACAAATGGCTGCAGACAATGCAGCTATCCGTGCTCGTGCTAAAGAAGCATTAGTTGGTGCTGATACACACTATAGCAAGCTAATTTCAAAAGCTTATGAGGTTATTGAAGAGGCAACGACTACTGCAAATCTTAGTGCAAAAACCCAGGGCATCAAGTTGGTTATGGACTTAGAGAAGACACGTATCGAAATGCTACAGAAAGCAGGCTTGCTAGAGAACAAAGAGCTTGCCGAAGAAATGATTGAGATTGAAGAACGCCAAGAAGCATTGATCCAAATCCTTAAGGATATTGCATCTGAGTACCCAGAAATCCGTGACGAAATTATGAGAAGACTTTCTAGGGTTAGTAAGCAAAAAGAAACAATAACGATTGTGAATAATGATGTTTGATGATTTCTTAGAAGCACTAAAGGCTGAT